GTTGCCAAATTATTGCGGCTAATGGTGCGGCTCAAATTATCACCAGAGGACGTGAAGTAACCCGCCATATCATCACAACTGGGAGGCTGACATGCCAACCGTAGAAGAATGGCATAAAATGGATTTGATGGTCGATCTAAGATCAGCGCGCGCCGAGATCGAGCGGCTGCGGGCCATTATTCATCGCGCCGAAAGAGAACTAGAAAATATCCTGGTAAGCACCACCAAAGTTCATCCCGATAAAATTATGAGTCCTACGCTGAAAGAACTGAAGTCCGTTAATGAGCAGGTTCCTACCTGTCCAAAACCTGCTCATGTCCTGGGCCTCCATATTCAGGATTTTTAATTGGCTGCTTTTTTCAAGCCACCGTCGGAGTATTTATCGGCATGAACATCACGAAGATGTGGCCGCAATCCGCAACTCTACTACTGCGTCTAACAACCTGGATTTAGAGGCCCGATCATGACGCGCCCAAATAATCCAGCCAATTATGAGTGCCCCAAGGGAGAGCATGGGATACACAATTGGTATCGAGACAACATTACGAACCGCGCCGTCTGCAAAAAATGCGGCCTTGTTCTCACCGATGAACAGACCGCCGATCTTTACGCAACCCGTCACACAAATTAGGCCCGCGATGTCAGTCAGCGACATGCTCAATAAGATGGCCGCAAAAGACGCGGAGATTGAGCGCCTTAAAAAAGAGGTTGCTGGTTTTATATTGATTGTTGATCCATCCAGAAAAATTGAGGCTCGACCAATGGATAAGACATCAGTACATGACTATCACCGCCAGCGGGATGAGATTAAGATGCTGCGGGCTGCGCTCATCGAAGTCCGCAAGATACTAATGGATGATAGCAACCCGCTGCACGCAATCGAGAGCGCTCTTGTGCCGCTCGACTTCGCCCTCAACCAGTCAAAATAGGCCGGTCCAAATCGGAAAACAAAAAGGGCGCACGATGGGCCTGCGCTAAATGTGGCGCATCAGTAGCATTCCTTGAATTACTGATACCAGACGGGTGTGACAGCGTGGAAGATGCAATCTGCCCTCATTGTAAAAGCCCAAACAAGCGGCTGGCATACCTTCCGCCGTGGGGATCAACCACACGAAAGCCACGCAGGCTTCTATTGTGGATATGAGCTTCGCTATGGCCACTATTTGGATCGTAGGCTAAGACCGTGCCATCGCCATTGACGGCCATAATGTAGAATACATGCCCTGGACGCCATGCCGCCATGCCAGCCAATGCTATGGCTGCTGGGAAGCGCCGCCAGTTGGAAGCCAAATTAAGTTCCGGGATGATCTTGCCAAAGACCTTCAGGCTGACCCCGCATCCACACCATCGATAAGGGCAGCCGCTAGGACGCCCACCCACCACATGCTCGCTCCGGGCTATATGCCTTTCAACCCGCCTAATATGCTGTTTTTCATGCTTGGCCTGCCTAATAGGGCGTGTTTTTGTGCGTTCTACCAAGCCACGGCATACCATGCGCCCATTATTGTCGGAAACGCATCCCTGGGCCGTTCTGGCCTGTACGGGAGAAATGAGAATAAATACCGCTATCAGGGCAAGAACATATTTCATGGGGTGTCCTTTCAATGAAAAAGCCGCCCGTATTGCTACGAGCGGCCAAGTTGACGGGGGACTATTTAGCAACAATTCCAGATGCCGGAAAAATATAGTCCAATGGCGCACATCAGTACGATAAGCCCTATCAAAGTCATGGCACTTTGATTGACAAACATCAGTGGAAGAAACCGGCGCGCATGACACCGCCGAATAGCTCGGCAGCTATCCAACATGCTACGCCAATCCAGGCAAAGCGCCGCGTTTGCCATGCTTCAATAGTCACGAATACGAAAGCGAAGGCGAGAAGGACCAGACCTAGGTTTTGCATTAAAATCTCCCAAAGGCAAATAGGACGATGACTATTAACAATACCAAGCCAATGCCGCCGCCAGCATAATACGGGCCGCCGTAGTAATGACCACCGCCTCCGAATAGTAGCAGCAGGACGATGATTAGAATTATGAGTCCCATTTTTCTCTCCTAGTGTTTTGCCATAAAGGCAAAGAGTGCAGACGCAATTGAGCCAAATGCTGATATGATAACGAATGCTCCAAGAACTAACGTGCCAACGGAGCCAACCCCAGCCACTCTTCCTTTTGCGACGGATTCATCAGTTGAAAGCCTGTCTGCTAGGGCAGAAACCTTATCTTCCAGCGCTTTATGGCTTGCAAAATATTCATTGCGACTAAGAAAATTTGTAGCCTGGTCCGATAATGTTTGTCTAAATTCGTTAACGCTATCGAATCGCTTTTCCGTTGCGCTCTCCGCCTTAACAACAGCTTCCTTTGATGTGGCCAGCGCAGCCTTAACAGCGTCGTCCTGGGCAACGGATCGTTGATTGTACCTGCGGTCGCGTTCCTCTAGCAGTTTGACTAAAGCTTTGTGACGAGCCTTAACTGCGGTTAGCTGCGATATAATATCAGTGTCTCCCATCATTCATCTACCCGGTAGTCTCGATCAGACACGTTTGAAAATGGAACTCTAACACTACCGTTTAGACGAAGTGCCCAACGCTCCAGTTGGGTTATTCTGATTACAAGAATAGCATGGGCCTTTTCATAATCTTCGAATGTTATATGGGCACCGATGGCCCGCTCCAGTGCGAGAAACTTACTGGATAGCCATACAACCGAGCTGGCTAACGCTATGCTCCATGTCAGAAATAAAGCTAACGCAGAGACTAGAACAGTCCCGCTAGTTTCCATTGTCCAAAAATCTTTTCATGGCTTGCTACCAGTTTTTATTCTGGCCTCTGTTTCTTGAATTTGCTCCTGTAATTCTTTTATTCTGTCTTTTACAACAGGAGAGGTTTTAGATGCAGGATCGCTTTGTACGGCTGCCAAGTCCTTTTGTTGCGAGTACAAGAGAAACCTATCAATTGATCTTGCTTGGGTGTTCTGCACCAATAGGATTGGTGCTAGTTTTTCTAATACATAATAATGAAACGCAGGCACGATTGGATCGAGATAGTTTGCGCCAGCCACGGCACTTGGCAGGCCGCCAAAAATCACAACGGCAGCCGTTATTGACCTGACAGGATTTCGTTTGATGTAACCCCACCCCCTCTGAAATAACGAAGGTGGTGGGGCTGGCCTTCTTCGTCTAGGCATTGCTCGCTCCAAAGCGATCCATCCAGGCGTTAGTTTCTTCCTGCGTCATTGGCCGCGATTGCTTTACTATTGCCAAGACAACAGCCTCTATCTTGCCTAAACCTGGAAAGAACAGATCGGAAAGCGCCTCAATTATTGGAATAGCGGCTGGCTCTAATTCTGAAATAATCTCAGTAATACCCTTACCAGCCGCCGCCTTTTGCCTAATCACAGGCACCGTATTAACGGCTAAAATAATATCACCGAAGGTAAATATCTTGCCGTTAACTGTGATTGTCTCGGACATAATTTTCTTTCTGACAAGTGGCCAGAATAATCGGAAAAGCCAATCGACTATTCTGGCCAGCATTATCAGGCTGTCGGAGGAGTTGGTGTGGAAACTGCCGTAGTGGCGATCGGAGAGTTGGCCGCCAGCGTAGTGAGCATATTTCCAGCGGCATTGGCGAGTTGTGCAAGCTGCTTCACAGCGCCAACAGCCGTCACGGCTTGCGTCACAATAGTTGGGTCACCAGAAGTAGAACCTGACGTAAGCGAATTTGACAACAGCGCCACGTCCTGGGCACCTGAATTAAGATCATCAATGACCTTCTGTGCAATGGCATTGCCGGGAGCAATGGCGCTGGCTGCCGTGGAAAATACACCAATTACGGCGGTGATTTGTGTTAGATGGCCAGCAACGTATTGCCCAATGGATTCAATATCCGTAATGAGTACTTCGGCACCAGCCGAAACCTTGGTCAGAAAAGAACCGAAGAACTGTTCTGCTTCGGTTAGGAAGCTTGCCGCACCCTGCCAATCTGCAGATAATTCGGTTTCTAAGTTTTGAATAAAACTAGGGGAGGCTGGCGTAGGGGTTACGATACCATTAGTCATGTTCTATTCGTCCTGTTAGGGTTAAATTATCTTAGAAGCCCCAAGGGGAGATTGCATCACCACCTTGGTCTGAGTTGGATCGTTTGCCGCATCGGCAATGCCATCGGTAGCAGTTGACTTAACCGTTACCTGAGTAACGTCCGGCATCGCCGTAACCTTGGCAAGATTCGCCTTATCGGTATGCTCATACATAGACCAGATAGTAGGGGCGATAATAATGATCGCGCCGGAAATCTGTTCCCAAATTGCTCCATTAATTCCTAGCGTGCCATGCGTAACAACGGCTGTCCCTACGACTTGCAATAGGGTCCGCACTAAACTTAGAAATTGGTCTTGGTTCATGGTTCACCCTTTTGCCAATGCTAGAGCTTCGTCAACATTACCTAAAAACAACAATTTCTCGGCCTGCCTGCGTCGGGTAAGACCTGCCAAGACTTTACCCCCAGCATGGTTGTATTGAAGTAATGTATTCATAGCAGCGTCGATATTACCGTTTTTAATCTTATCTGGAATAGACGACGAAAGTAAATCACCAGTATTAAAGTCAAAAGACACAAGGGCGTCAAACTGACATTGAGACAAATCACCTATTATTTTTGTTACCCGATCCTCAAACCTAGCAAGGTCATCGGATAAAGCTTGATCTGCATCGACTTCGCTTATCTGCATTCCAGGAGTAATGAAAGGCGGTATGTTTCCAATGTTTGTATGGCCATATCCAATAGTTAAAACACCTACTGAATCATGATAGGCACTTAGATAAAGACCCTCGAAATCCTCAATTAGCTGGCGTCCTTGTGGTGATGTTTGCATTAGTAAGCCGTACACATTACATGGACATGATCGGCAGGAAGGAAGTTCTGTGCCGTTCCAGCGGTGCGGGAATAGTCAGTTAAAACCACAGCCGTAGTTGATCCATTCGTTCCGGTCTGCACTACGTTATGGCTGGCTGGCGTCGTTACGTCCGTAGCGGAACAAACCCACCCTGTAGTTGCCGTTGGCATTGTAAGCGTTCCAGTAGAACCGCAAGTAGCCGCCCCGATAAGAATATCAAAAGCCGCCGTTCCATTAGACGCGCTAAGTGCAGTTACAGGAGAGCCAGTACTACAAAATCCTGATGCAATGGTTGGCGCTGTGGATGACCAGCCAAGCGTAACAAGACCAATAGAAGCAAACGATTGTAACCCTGTCCATGATTGTGCATAATTCGTCTCGGCTATAATACCGGTATTGGCTGGCAAGGAAGGGGTAACATTTCCAAGAGCACCTCCGACCGGCTGTAAAGTGATTGTTCCAGAGGTTGCATTGCCTAATGATAGACTTCCAAGGACACCAGAACCACCAAGACTTAGGACACTATGCTCTACATCCAGAGAGGCTCCTGTCGTTGTTCCATCATTACGAATCCATGATACTACTCCTGCATTGTAATTCCAATTTGTAGTTTTATTGGCGACGGTATCTATCCACTTCAAAAACGAAGTTCCACCAGCACCACCCCAAGAAATAGTTTGATTTGATGAAAAGAACGTACTTGGAGCAGAATTTGAAATTGGCGTTGTGACGGTATCGAAGGTGCTTGCGGCATACGTTCCCGTAACTCCGCTGACGACAGAAACACCAGTGGCAAATCCGGCCAGAGTATTTCCGCCATCATTTACGTCAGACGTTCCCGTGTCATATTTAATGCCAACTGTTCCTGTAGCCGCAACATCATTCATAGCAAGAATATTACCGGATATGGTAACTGCGCCGCAGGCAAGACAATCTATGGCCTTGGCACCATTTGGTGTTGTAAACCCGGCCTGGGATTGGAGAAAAAAGTCGTTACGCCCGATGATTACTTGGGCAAAACTACCCGACAGGGAAACATTGGTAGTAGCGGCAGAGATATGGGAGTCCAAAACAGTAAAATGAGGAGAGCCGACCGAAGTTGTTCCTACCACTCCGAAATTAACAGCAATAGCAGTCGAGTGTTCAATGCGGATGCCCTCGACGTGGGCTCCGGTGATATTCCAAGCATGAACCGCACCGTTGATAGATACCTGGCTGAATTTCGCATCAATTACATTCGTTCCAATCTCGATAGCATTCGACCAATAGGTTGCCGAACTAGCACCATCGGCAAGAAGCGTCACATGATTAAACACTGCATCCCAAGCGTTATCGAAGTAAATACCCCGATCAAAATAGTTTGTACCATCCCCTCGAATCAGGACATTTTCTAAAAGCAATTGAGGATTATTAGCACTGCTAGTTACAACGCCATTGTATTTGAATGCTGTACCTGCATGAGTACGTCCAGCTTTAATAGTTAGGTTTTTAACAACACTCTGATTGTATTGACTACTAGGACTAAATACTAATCCGCCAGTTGCATTATCGACAAGCAACACTGCATTGCCGCTGCCACCACCATCAAACACAAGAGGGCCGGTAATGTTCAAAGCCGATGCGATCCGGCAAATAGCCCCTGGAAACTGAATTACCGGAGTACCAAAAGGTAATCCCCCGGAAGTTACCGATGTAGATTGAGCCTTGTTTATAGCATTTTGAATTGCCGTATAATCGTCAGTCGTCCCATCGCAAACCGCACCAAACCCTGTGATATTAAATATTTGTCCTGTAGAAGCCACCATATCCAAAGTTAATTGGCGTAAGGTATATGGTGTAATAGCTCCAATCAGTTGATCGGTAAATTTTGAATTTATTTCATTATTTAATTGGGCAGGAGTTTGGGAGGTGCCTGTCTGAGCAAAGGCAGGAGCCGTCATCAATAAGAGAATGATTGCAATATATTTAATTCGCATTGACGCCTCCAACGGTCCATCCTAAGCAAGAAATGGCCCCGCCAGCGGCGGTACTGGCCCAGGCAATTGTTGTTCCCTCTAATACCATGTTGAAAGACGCAACAATTCCAACCGTTGCAAACGCCGAATAAGGCCACGATTGTCCTGCACTCCCAAGCGGGCCGTTATTGGTGCCGCCATAACTGACATTAGGAGCGACAAGAACGCCAGTTGCGGTGTTGCCTTTCCACGCATTTGTAACGAGCAAATTTATTTCCGTGGCTATCGGAGGAACAAACCCACTCACGCTTACTGACGCAAGAGTCGGGGAAGTTGTAGAATATGTAGCTTGCGTCCCGTTCACGATATTTGGAACAACAGCGGTATTAGTTGAAGTCGTAATGACATATTGGGCATGAATGCCAGATTGCAGTGTCCTCATAAGATTGCCACTGCCGTCAACCAGCATAGCACCCATAAGACATTTATAAATATAACCACTCGGCAGAGACGGATTTAGACCATTTCCTGAAGCTAGAGAAACAAGACCGGCTGATGCCGAACCGTTGTCTATGAGAAAAATATAAAGCCAAGAACTCGTTCCTGGTGCTTCACCATCCATACCGTTGACTGTCGAAGCAGATGTTCCGGTAGTAATATTTATGTTCGTTAGAGAAATATTTGCACGGTTTTGAACCAAACCTCCAGCACTTGTCATTACCGCATCATTGGCCGTCACAGAGATAATTGAACTAGGCGTTGATCCATTGGTAATCTGTAATCCAGAAGCGCCGCAAAGGGGGGAAACCGCGCCGCTGGCAGATTGAATAGGCGGATTGAGCAGGTGAAATGCATTATCCGAAGAACGATAGACAACCGAAATAATATTACTCTGGATAATCTCGCCACCTGTCAAAGATACAGGGCCGGAAGTAGTATCCTTTAGGACAGAAATAACGCCATAACCCGAAGGGTTAATAGTGGTTGAGGATGTGTTAGTCGCTAGAGCCGTGAAGTTTATAACGGTACCATCGGTCGCATTAAAGCCTGGATCGACAACCGTAATGACATTTGCCGTACCACCGGAAAGACCAGCCCAAAACACCGCATTATAGGCGCTGGTATCTGTGGTTATCTTATCAAAAAGCAAATTGCCGCTGGTGTTTCCACCGACTACCGGACCATCATATAGCTGCTGGCGATAGGACCCTATACCGTATATAGTGGCACAACCATTTCCGTCTAATTGGATTGGTTGGCTGTTTAGCGCGAGTTGATTTGCATCCAGCCATGTTGGCTTAGGAGAAGTAGTTGCCGGATAAAACATATTAACAGAACCGGAAATAACGGCTCCGGTCGCGTCGGTAAAGCATTGCATTCCAGGCGGCAGCAGCGTGGTTGCTGCATGAACCGGAAACGTAGCGAATAGAAAGATTATAAGGCAGCACAATCTATGCTTCATTGGCGACCGATCTGGTATTTGATTGCGAAAAGCTTTTTTGAAGAATGCAGATTTGCATTCCAGTGGTTTGGGTTTCTTCTAAGGAGCCGCCAAGCGGAGCATAGAAGAATTAAGATTTCCCAATTTATTGCCTTGGCCCGCAGAACTGGCCGCTCTCAAAATATTCAGAAGCTGATTACGGGATGGCCCATCGGAGGCTGAAGCAAGTTTTGCAAAGTTTGTGGCCGTCGATTTATCTGCAAGCTTTCCAACATATTGCATTCCCATGTGTCCTGCCTTCAAAGCAGAAGCCCCTAGTCCGACCAATCCAGGCTCAATTGCGCCACCGGCCATAGCCATTGCACCGAATAGACCGGCTCCAACACCTGTAGCTGCGCCTGATGGAGTTCCTACCTGTCTTGGCTGAAAATAGTTCTGGCCCGCCGTTACCTGTGCAGTCTTTGAATTTTTATATAACAGCGAGTTAGTATCTGACATTCCCCGCGCATCTTCCAGCAATCCAGACAATTGAGAAACTTGCGTAGGATTAAACAGCGAGGATAGTTTTTGCTGTGCAAACTCTGGAAGCAATATTCTCTCGCCGCGAGTAGAACCTCCCTGCATTCCGCTTATGGTTTGTCTAACTCTGGTAATAGCCCCTACCCTAGCCGCAGCTATTTCCTGTGGACTTGCCGGGGCAATGTTGTTTGCAGGGTCGCCCTTTATCCACGAATCAAAATACTCCGGGAAATCCTCTAGACCGCCTGTTTTGAATACGCCCTTATAACCTTTATCAAAGGCATCAGGAACAGCAGATGCGTCCCGGTATTGAGAAAGAGCCGGTTTGTATTTTCCACCGGATGCATTATCAATAGCATCAACTAAGTCGTTTCTAACATTCATCAGCGGTCCAGACATATTCTTTTCAACGCCGCTGGTACTCTTTGCTAAATTTTCAGCGAACGCTCTTAGTGGCCATTGAATATTATGAAGTTGGTTCGGATCAACAAAACCAAAATCACCATTACCCGCTATTTGTTGCCTATATCGTTGCAATTCTGTCTTTGTAGCGGCAGTAATAGTTGGTGAATTGATAACCGCGTCAAGCCTTTCAAGAATTGGTTTAACGCCTACGGGCTGCGCCCCGGCAAGGGCAGGTTGGATCAGCTTAGTTCCTACGTCCTTTAAATTCTGTGAAAGCTGGTCGGTTACGTCTTTCACGTTCATAGGTGCGCCGAGCGTCTTATCAACCGCGTCTTGCACCATACTTTGTCTTGCGCCCGTGCGAGCATCATAAGCCGAACGCATGACATTTTGTGCTGCTGGCGTTTCAGGGCTATTGGCTATGCCTGCCGCAACGGTTCTTACCGGTTCCGAAACGTCCATCAATGAAAGGTTTGGATTGGCCTGCAATCGTTGCACAACCGCCGGAATATTGTCTTTCCCGACAAGATTTATAATGCCTTGCGCGGCCCTGGTTTCAGGAAGGGCAGCAGTAACCGCACCACCGACCCCCCTAGTGGGCAGAACCAATGAGGCTACATCTGCGGCCTGTGGGTTGCCGATAGCCATGCCAGCGGCCCGTGCGGTTTCGTTATAAGGCCCTAGGACTGGCGCTAAAGCAGTATTAAGACCACCCATGACCAGATTGCCGGTTCCGGTCGCTACGTTTCCTTTGGCTATATCCTGTAACCCTCCTCCTGCTTGCGATCTGCCGGATTGGAAAGCATCGGTTATGGATTGCAGTGGATGATAATTTTGTTGCCACCATCCCGGCATGTTTTGTGCATTCGCATAACCTTGATCCTGTTCTGACTTTTGCGCTGGCGTCATGGCCTCACGCGGAACTGGAATAGTGCTGCCACTCTGAGAGGATGATACCGGTTGAGCCGCAGGAGTGGCTTGAGTAGGCGTTTCCCACTTGCTGAATGCAGCAGGATCAAAAGTTTGAACCGGTGCAGCTTGAGTAGGCGTTTCCCACTGTCCAAAAGCAGTATTTGGATCGAAGTTCTTATCGACTGGCATATTGCTTATGCGTCTCGAAATATCGGAAACATAGGATGCCGTGCTTTTACCGGTTGGATCAGTTTTATTTTGAACGAAAGGAGTTGGACTATTTGATGCCGATACATTGCCAGGACCAGAAAAATAAGCCGTGGCAACTCTTGCGGGATCAGGACCATATCGACCTACTAGATCGTTAACTATTCGCTTACTAACTGCAATATTGTCGTTGTTGTTGTAAATACTTTCACCGGGTCGCGCATACTGCCGCCATGTACCCGGCTGGATTTGTCCAGGCCCGATAGCTCCCGTTACGCTAGTTCTATTGTTTTGTCCTGAATTGGATTCCTGCCCAAATATGGCATTCCAAATCGTATCAGGGTCCACGTTATTGCCCCGACATATCAAGCCATCCATTAGCCTGATACTGATTTAGATTTTTATATAATTGCTGCTGTTGAGGCTGCGTCATTGTGGAACGAAAGTTTGACCGTTCTTCCGGTGTCATGCGCGCATACTGAAATACTCTTGGATTAAATCCAGCATTGAACTGTCTATTCCAAGTCGCAAATTCTGCTGGTGAATGTTTATTTCCATCAACCTCACCATTGGCGTAAGAGTTCCAAGCATTGTTTTTAGCCACTATGCTATCGACATTGCCCTGAAGCATATGAGTAATGCCCTGCCTGCCTATCTTTGAAAGGTAAAGGCTAGGATTGGTATTGTAGGCATTAGTGAGAAACGCATTTGTAGCGTGGGCCGAGGTTGCTTGCTGTCCTGCCAATTGCTCAGAAATCTTTCCATATTCTTCTGAACTAGCCAATTGTCGCGGAGTGAGCGTAACACCCTTGCCAAACAATCTAAGAGCTAAGGCATTCGCTCGCTTTTCAAAATCAGACGATGGGCCGGAAACAGCTTCGTTGCCTAGCGCATTGAGATTATCCAGCATGGCTTTTTGGTTCGGTGCATCATTAGCAACCGATGCCATATTAGAAATTCCTTCAGCACCGGCAGGACCGGTAGCCACAGCTTCATACCCAGGAGGATTGGCCGCTGCTACACCTGTCCGTGGAATAGATGTAGTTGGCTGATATTGCTGCGTTCCGCCACCTTGGGGATATGTTGGTGTTTGCGAGATAAGACCAGCCGCAGACGTTGCCTGCGCTCTTTGCTGTTTTCCAAATTTATCCCAAGTTCCGGTACTAACAGCATTATTTATGTCAGAAATTACGTTACTAGTTACAGTATCATTATAAGAACCTTGCCTTGCACGAGACAGAACCGCCGCCGTTACATCGGCTGGTTTTGCTCCGGTATTATAAAGATTTCCAATGACGGTTCTTAGATCGTCCGATTGCTGCTGCTGAAACTGAGATTGATTGATTGTCTGTCTCTGCTGAAGCAAACCAGTCTCTTGCTGCAAAATCTTGTTCTGTTGGGCAGCATTCATTATCCCAAATACGTTGGTTAGCTGTCCTAATGGATTTGGCTGGTTTTGGTAAACTGAGGTATCGACGGGCATTGCTATCTCTTATAGTTTGCCATCATACCGGCCATGTGGTCGCTGTGATTATCCGGCGACCAGGCAGGCTCTTGTGGTTCTTGTCCTGGGCCTTGCGCGATATAATCGGAAACGATTTTCTTTTCCGCCATTGCAGTACTGGCTAGTTTTTGCTCCAGCCATTTCTTCTGTCCAAGAGGATCGTCCGGCAAATCCTTGATGCCGTTCATAACCTCTGGAACGCTGAATATTCCCTGTCCAATCAAGGATGCTGAAGCATCGAATATCTTTGGACGTATGTTGGATTTTCCTAAGTCTGGATTTTTAAGCAAGGGTGAGAAAGCTTTGTCAAAGGCAGTAAAGTGATGCAAGCCAGCGATAACCTGTTGCTTCGTTAACTGCGTTGGTTGCTGTTGCCCAGGTTGCCGCTGCTGTTGTGGCTGTCCTTGCATAATGCCGCCAAGCTGATTTTGCTGCGGCTGCATATTCGGTTGAACTGGAGCTTGGGATTCATCCATCTGAATTTTCTCTTATAGTCCACGCTTGCTCGGCATCAAGCATCTGCTAATGCAAAACCCAGCCGCCATTCTCTAAATGACCCCACACAAGCGGCCAAACTATTATCAATTGTCGATAATTTGGATTGTAAACTTCGGCGAGTCGTTCATTGCTAGGAACCATAATCAATCCTTATTATCTGAAATAACAAAAAACTTTATTAAGGGATATAATAACAAAATTGAAATAATTAGGAACAATAAACCAAGCTGTATAATTTCTATGGCTACATGCGAGCCATGACGGGAAAGTTCTGCAAATCCAAATAGTAAAATTGAAACTACAAGACTTATTATTCCAATAACTGTAAAACATAGATTTATAATTTTATGCAATTGCTATCTCCTTTGTTACGCCTGTGCATCAAGGAAATTATAATTGCCTGTACCGATAGCACTAGGGCCACCCTTACCAGCATCCGCAGCCGTTTCATACATATTATTGCCAAGTAGCTTATTAAACAGCGCCGCACTTGTGAGAGAATTACCCAGGTTAGCTCCAACTGAAGTAGCCGCACCTGCCTGGGCATTGCCAATTCCTGTTAGGCTATTTCCAATGTTAGCGCCGGTCTGCACTGCTTGACCGCCCAAGGCAGCGGCATTATTCGATCCGGTGCTAACCAGTCCTTGCAAGGCATTAACGGTAGGTTGCCATGCCATTCCTAATGCAAGTTGAGTAGCGGCATTCGAGCCCGCTAAAAGCGTATTCCCACCTAGACCAGTCACCGTGCCCTGATTGGAAACCGACTGTTGCGACACATCATTAGCAAACTGGTAGCCCGGAGTTTGTTTTAACAAGGCTGTTTGATTTGCACCCGGCGTAATCAATCCTTCCAAAGTAGGTAGCGCGCTTTGTCCTGCACTAATAAACGGTGAGGCATAACCAACCGCTTGATTGAACATGCCCTGTTGGGCTGCAATGGCATTTTTGGATGCATTGGTTTGCGCCATAGCACCAAATATGGATGCTCCAGCGCCTATAACGCCTGAACCTATGATTGCCGCCGCTATGCCTGACATTGTTTCTCTCTTACGAAATCTTGATATTCTTGTTCGGTATAGGCAAAGAACTCTTTTTCAATCTTGGCAACATCGGTCTTGAATGTGTGAACGATGGTAGTCCAAACACATTCCGTAACCGCATAAGCAATTCGCTTGATGCCTGCCGCTGATATAACTGTATAAGGTGCGGAGATTTCGCGGATTTCTTCGTCAATGGAAACCCTGATCGTTCCCTTGGAAAGAATGTTTATCTGAGGGTATTTGTGAATAACTCCGGTAATCAACGCATCAGCCGGGACAGTAATTTCTCTCGCATAAATACCCGGTGTAAAATAATGTCTGACAGGTATCTCTATTTGAGGAAACTTAAACATTTCCTTTTCTATCTCAAATATATGTTCCCTTTTTACTGGCTGCCGCTGTAAAGAGAGTGCCTGCCGGTAATCTATTGTTATTTCTTCTCCCTCAGAAATATTCCCAATAGATACCAAATTTATCAAATCTGAATTTACCATATCCATTTTTGCATTCGGAAATTTATCATGGTTTGTAAATCTCCCTAAATCAGTTCGTTTTCCATTTATTCTAGCCGGTCCAATAATCTCCCCTTCCCTAATATCCGCAACGCATAAAATTCCATGACCTTCAATTTTAGAATTTCCTACAATAAATTTGTAAAGTCCACTTGGCATTACAACAAGATCAGAAGTATTTTCACTGATAGACTTTACAATATCAGGAGTAAAACCATACTCCGCAATAGCTTGATTAAAATCGTTCATCCTAGCTGCGTCGATACGATAATGGATGAGGATATGAACCAGAATATCTGCATTTTGGTATCAGCTAAAGTATAAAGCGGAACGCCATCTATAGAGGCTCCAGCAGGGGCATTTATATTTGCAAACGATCCACTGCTATTCTGCACCATGACCATCTGCCCACCAGTAAGAGCAGGCAACGTGGAATTTCCAGAGCTAGTTAGATAATTCCAATCCGCCGCTAGATCGCCACCAGGACCGGTAAAAACTTGATTGACTAAACCGTTTCCTCCACCTGTACGATCATAAAGTGCCCGAAAGAACGCCATTCCCGGCGTTGTCATCTTGCCACTTTGATCGACTATTGGAGTGGCCTGCGGTGGAAAGTTTGTCGCAACAACTGAAATCATAGGTCGCCATCGTGTTTTTCAACCTCGATAAAAGCATCGTTCAATGCGGTTTTCATCGGAGTGGACCACGATAATTCAAACACAGCATCCCACATATAACCCAATCTGTACCAAGTCGGTTTTGTCAAATACAAGCCTTGCGCGCCCATTGGCTGCATGACTGCATTACCCCAACTAGCTCCACGATCCCGGCTTATCCGAAGTGAAATCAATGGCGGTTCGGTAATTACCAAAGGTCCAAAACCGGGAGAAAACCCCAAAGACCAAGGACTACCATCTAGAGGATAAGTAACCGTGCCTGATGCCGTTCCTACCTCAACATCTGCCACAAATTTCCAGACTGTAAGGCGTTGGCTCTCGCTGGACATAACGTGCGGAAATGAACGAACGTAACTTATCGGTAATCCGTTATCGGTGAAGTTGCCTTCATCCAGTTTGTATAAATTACCGGTCTGCCAATCTAATCCTACATTCGTTCCATAGGCATAAGCCTTGAAGGGAGTTAGGCAGCGATGCTCAATTCCGTTTACGTCGATATGCGTCCACTGGTGCCATTGTTTCGTGGCTTCGTCATAAACCCAGGTCTTGTCCGCAGTTGGAAAGTCTATGCAATAGAACGCATGGCCATTAATCTGAAACACCGAACCTATCGCATCATCCACTCTGGCGTATTTTACAAATTCGGCTTCAATGGCATGGGTTGAAATTCTTACTGCTAGGTTCTGCGTGCCCTTCATAACCATGCGGGCACCTTCAGGAGATTGACTCAACCAGTAGCAATTAACGTCCTGTTTGGCAGCCGAGTAAGGAGCCGCGCAACCATGCTCAATAATCAATCCAGGCTGAATGTTGAACGGAAACGGAACAGCCCCAGCGTTATACCATAGCTCGCTTTTGTAATTTCCTAAGACCCAAACCGCTCTTTCAACCGCAATAACAACCTGGATATTATCCGGCCAAGCCGTCTTTACACCGACATAAAGCCCATTAAAAAGCAGTTGCCCCGCTAATGTAGAATACCAGTTTTTTGTATTGGGTTGATTGGTAATGATAAAGCTATCTATGAAGTCCGGTCTGGTACCTCCCAGAAAGTTTGGATCGCCAATCTGATTAAAGGCATGACCCATAGCCGTATCAATAACAACTGTGTAACCATCCAAGGTGCCATCAAGGAATAGTGCATCAACTCCATTATCGGCAGCACAAACCGGAGTGGTTATTGGGCTGGTCATCGTGCCAACTAGATGAAACTCCCAACCGTCCTCCTGGTGGATGTGATAGATATTCTGGTTTACGACCGCAAACAGCTTGCCATTTGTAGCGGTGTAAAGCCCTCTCCCAAATCCCGCTACAGGTGGTGAACTTAGCGGAGTTAATCCGGGTCTAGGATAATGAGTAACCGGAACAGGCGGATTGGTTTCCTGCGGATTGCTTTCAGGATAAAGATTTACACACCGTTGTGCATTGGCAATGATAGATTGAGCGGAGTATGCGCCGCTCGTTAGCGGTATTCTCGGCATTAGGCTTCATTGGTGATTGCGCCACCCCACCACTGAGCGGAACCCGCCGAACAAATATAAATGGAAGTGGTAGCCGTTGCCACCGTCACAGCGGCATTGATAGCGGCAGCATTGATGGTGTCTCCTACAGCAGGAAACAACTGGATGGTTTGTCCAGTATGATTGACCAGAATAAGTATAGTGCCGGAAGCCGCCTTTGGCATAGTAACCGCATCTGAACCATTGGCATTCAAAACGGAATTAATGCCGTAAGTAAGCAACGTCCCACCGGCTTGCGTCTGAGTAGTGGAAGCGGTCAATGCGCCATTAACGTTGTTTCCCATGCCATTGGCAACAGAACCAGACAATGAAGAAACATCGGCCAGTCTTGGACCGGGAAGCAAAGTCTGAATTGAACTAGGAAGCGTAGATTTATATGCCATTTTATTCTCCTGTTAAAACTGATCGCTGAGGATATTGTATCCTGATGTTTGTCTTATCAGAACTTTGGGCATCACCAACTCTGGAACCTGTAGATTGGACTGCTTCACAATATCCAGCGACGACTTGGCTAGAGCGTTCAATTCTGGATCGGGCCTAAGTCCCTTGCCGTATGCCTGCCGGTATCTCTTTGCTAGATTGAATTTCATGGCCGCAATATAATGCGGAGGAATAGTAAGAACGGTGCTTATAGTAGTCACTGTAAAAAGTGGAATGGCGTTCTTTACGCCGATATGAACCTGATAAATTGCGGCATTTGGATTAGGGTATAGAAAGAGAGTAGCAAGCGGAAATGTTGAAGTATCGAGAAAGACGTATAAACCAAATGACATTAATCCCTTGAGAGATAATCTGCTGTATTCTTCTTTTGATGGAATTATATCAAGTGGTGTATCTACATTTAATCCAGAAACCACAAGTTGCCGCTGAAAGGCATATTCAAGTCTTTGTGGAGTTTCTGCAACGCTAAAATTGCCTCCAGGGCCTACGGTATAACTATTTGCACCCGTAGCAGTAAATGCAAGATCAAGGATGCCCCAAGTCATCCATCTTTGAGTTGCCCACTGGGCACATAAATCGTTGAAGTCTGAAACCGCACTAACAAGGTCACCACCTGTCATGGATTGCCCATCCGCGAGCAATCCTGCTTTCTTTTGGGCCTCGGTGATGACCTCGTTAACGGTTGTCATTTAAGATCGGCTGGCAATGCCATAGGGGCGGCACGTTTGGTGTATTTGCGCTTGACAGGAACGGCAGTCTGTTCCTGCACAAGCTGGGTAATATCAACATCAACCTTTTTAGGAGGCTCGGCTTTGACACCGAGAACCTTGTCCTTTTCCTCTTGGCTGAAAACGATAACCTCTCGATCACCTACCTTCACAGTCTCAGGAAATGGCTGAAACTCATACACCGGATCGTTGTCAGGTTGATAGAAACCGGACTTCGCAATCTGGCTTCTAATGTCCTTCTGCAACCGGGCTTGCTTGGCAAGGAACTTAGCTTTTTCGTGATTGACAAGTGCACGTTGGATTTCAAGAAAATCAGCTTCAGCCATTACATTCTCCTAGGTAGCGACGGTGGCATTTGCGCCACCGTCTAAGTTGATTAAACCGCATCAGGAACGATGCAGCACATTTCCGGACGAACCACGAGACTGCCGAACAGCACGTCAAGACGGGTAACTTCTTGGTCGGTGCCAATCAGGTAATCCGTAACCGCTCGCATGGAGATATTATCGTACTTGTGACGGGCCGTGACCTTATTGGCAGGGAGAGGAAGATCGCCGGTTGCCATCGTGATTGCCATTGGCGCATACCGCAAGTTCTTGCGATAGGTCGCGCCAGAAGCGGTATAAAGCGTGATCGTGGCATTGACGGTTGGGGAAGCGGTAACCGTCTGATACTGCACAATAGGGCCACCCGAAACACCAGTCGATGATGGTACGAGAGACGGATAGACGTTCATAACCGTGGCATTGGCCGCCATAGCAACGGTAACGACAAACTGGCGAAGTTCACCACTATCCAGCTTTGTAATGCGGTTGACTGCGTTCACACCGGCAATGGTGACAATATCGCCAACATTAAGCGTACCGGTAATACCCGTCACGGTGAGAGCAGTCCCAGTCTGGTTGGCACCGTTCATCGTGCCGGTAGTAAATGTACCAGTGGTGAACTTCAGCACGGTCTGGTCACTAAACCAAGTCGCACCCAAAGCCTTATACATCATGCCATCATAATATTGATCCGAAATGGCACTTTGTGGATTGAGCAAACCGGACAATGACGTAACCACACGGGCCTCGGTGCGAGGATCGTTGATGATCTTCTGCATCGAGATAGGCGTGGAATTGATCGCCAACGTGGCCTGTGCGTCCAGATAAGTACCGGCATTCGGGGTAATAATGGTGCCAGCGCCGTTGAAGTTTGCCGCCATATTGCAGATCGTATTGGCGGAGTTGGCCATGATCGTACCAGCCACGCCACCAGCGAGGTTGTTCATCATGGGAAGCATGATACGCTCGGAGAAGTCGTCCAAGCTCAACAGCAAATCAGCCGTCGAGAAAGAAACGTCAACACCGTCCTGCGTGGCGAGGGTTAGGACGGTCTGCTGTTCAGCGGTATCCTGAATGCTGACGGCAGGACCGGTTCGCCATGTGAAGTCATTGGGCAAGCGAATGCGAAGCTGAGAACCGATCTTCGCGCCTTTGCGTCCGAAATCGTCGTCGTACTGACGATCTAAATTACGGATAAAGCTGTTAGAATTTACGAAAAGCTCAATGGCTTCTCGCGTAATCATGCTGATAGTTAAAAGGCTGTTAGCCATTGGATATATCCAGTGCTGAAAGGGTTAATGTGAGCCTTTCCCGCTCACGGGTTCAGGGGCAGAGTGTCAACCTGCGTATTGGACACATCAGCACTGGATTAGCCGCCAGGACGGGACACCGGATAGGCCGGGACCAACTATCGACGAGGCTGTTGGGCCTCCCATTTGGCGCGACGTTGCGCCCTTCTAATCTCAAACCACTTATCGTCGTCAAGCTTATCTTCCAACGTAGCTGGAGCCGCCGCAGCCCTGCCGCCTAGAGGCTTAACTGGAGGTGGAGCATCGGAAACCTTCTTGGTGGTGGTCTGCATAGCAATCTTTCCAATTTCAATAATACGGCGAGGAACTGGCAATTCCATGATGCGGTGATACTGATCCGGGTTTTTACCTAGCTCATAAAGCGCCCTGGATGGATCATCACTCGCCAGAATGCCATTCATGGTGTCCTGGTCAAAACCGCCTAGCATTTCCAGATTAGACACAGCATCCTTCCAGTCTGTTTTGTATTTTTCTTCGCCGTCCTTGGCGGTTTTATTGCATTCCTCAACATAGCGTTGCTGGGCGTTTAGTTCCTGGGCGCGTTTTTCAACCTGATCGGCAGGAACAACGGAAGGAACAAATTCCTGTTTATCAGGCATTTGATTGAACTTGGCCGCCAGTGCTTCCGCCGCTTCGGCCCTGCGCTGTAGATCGGCTTCGCGCCGCTTGGCTTCCTGAAGCTGGCGATGCTTGGCCTTTAATTCCTTGTCTTTCCAGTCGGTTTTAGGTTCCTCAACCTTCGGCTCTTCCGCTACTGGCTCTTCTTTGGTTTCCTCGGCAGCAACAAGCGGTAGTTCTTCTTGTTTAGCCTCTGCTGGAACTTCCTCAACTGTCTCAGGAGTAGCTTGCGCGACTTCCTCATTTTTTACTTCTTCATCGGCCATTCTATTCTCCTTGCACCGGGCTTTCAGCCGGGACTGTTAATGAAGGTTATAGTTACGCTGCGTTACTTTCTTGGCCTGCGGACTGGTAGCTCTTTCATGTTCATCAAGCAAAGCCTCGTAAATCCGTTCCTTCATTATCGGTGAAACTCTCTCATCCGATTGCGAAAGCATCAAACCTAGAACCTTGCGAGCTAGATCAATGTGGTACATCCAGCCCGGTTTATTGATTACGATTTGACCGTCTTGATGCCACTGGCCGCGCATATAGGCTTTCAAGGTTGGGAATGTCCTGCGGAATTGCTCCGAACGGTTATCCTCGTAGAACGTCCCGGCTAGTTCTTTAGCCATCAGGCGAATGGTTCTTTCAGTCATTGCTGATACATCCCGGCTCGCAAGGTAGTCGAATTAGTTGGACTAGTTTGATTGGTAGCGAATGGGTTTCCATTGACCGGTTCGAAATTCAAATTCCAGGGTTGTCCGCCATCATTTGAAACCTGAGTTGGGCCCGGAAGAAAAGCCCCGCCATTCTGTACACCCTGCTGTGAAACAAAATTAGTTGATGGCATGGCAGGTTGCGAAGGTTGCAAGGCACCCCCTGCAAAAGTTTGACTTGGTTGAACATTTTGTATCGGAGTAGCACCGCCCTGTAACGCGCTAGTTGTCGGAGATATAGGAGCTACACCTCCTTGTATTAACATGCTGGTATCAGCCATGATGATGCACCCTTAGATATTTACCTGGATTGCCATGATGTGCGACATACCAATGACCGTCAGGGGCTTGCTCTGCACCGATCTTTTCAGGGTGGAAGGAATTGTCATTTGATTGAGGCTGACTATTCTCGTTATCGCCGGATTGAGCATCAATGGCCGATTGATTGTCCTCTTGTATCTGGTCGATATTGTCCATGTGCATACTGTGCAACGTCTGATCGGCCTCCTGATCCAATTCACGATGCGCCAATCCCACTTCATGGAAATCCTTGATAACCTTGCCAACGGTATTTAGACGTTCTGTTTCGGCCCTGGATGCGTCAATATCCCGTTTTTCGTCCTTGCCCTTAAGTGAGATAGTTTTCTCGGCAAGCTTTTGTAGCAATTCCGAAATCTGAGACTGGCTGGATTGTATCTGCTTGTTCAATTGGGCAATGACAGGACCGGGCTGATCGTCCAATAGCCAAGGCGTGACGGCTCTAATTTTACGTTTGATACGCTCGGCTATCTTGTCCGCCAGCGGGAAATCCGCCGACTGGAACATCAGATCGCCAATCTCGTTAATCAGTTCTGGCGCACCTGTGGTAATCTGCACAAAGGCGTTCCATGCTTCTTGTCGCTGACTTGCATAGGCAGGGCCTACATCGGATTCAACTTCGTACTTGCCTACTTTCGGATTGAACATAACTTTGGTTATGTCGTCGCGTTCTTCCTGTTCCGAATAGGCTTCCTTGGCGTCTGGCTGTACTTGAACCCTGGTCTGAGAGCCGTCCTTACCTAAAATCTGAATGACCCGCTCGGTATCGTAAATATGCGGTATCAGATCGAGAATAACCCGTCCCGTCTGCCTGATTGCAATGGCCAGATTATCAATGAAGTGATAAGTGCCTGTTTCTCCATGCCTTTCCCTAGCATCAATAGCGGCAGGGGTACGCTCAATAGCCGGGTTTTGCTGTTGTCCTGCCTGCTGACCGGAAACCATTTCCATTTCAGCAGCAGCAATTTTCATTCCGTCTAAGTAAGCAGGAGTAGAGCTTGCCGGATCAATACGCTGTGGAGGGGGCATTGGCTGCCCGTCACCGTCCACATGCTTGTAAGTCAAGTATGCCGCATTATCGCGGTTCATGTTATTCCAGGCTACTTCGTTCCCTTCTATGGCATCGGTAGGAACAATCCACTTGGTTTTGGTAGCCATAGCCGCGCTTTCAACTTGCGCGCTGGTATTATAATTATACATCCGCTGTGCATCCATAAGCTGACGCACATGGCCTTTTCTCTCAAGTTTCCCTTCAATTACCCGTTCGACACCGACAACCCGAATAAGCGGGATATATTTTCCCTTTAGCTTTCGTGTGTCGATAATCTTTGAACCGGCAATCTTGTACCATTCAAGTTGCTTATTTGTTATGTCACGAGATTTGAAATTCTCGCCAGCTTCCTCAAATTTCTTGCGGTACTTTTCGGGAATGGCGGAAACCCTGAACTCCGCTACTTCTCCCTTTTCATCTTCAAGATGGATTAGCTTGTCGTCCTTTTCGAGAATACGGTAATACTCGGCTACCCTAACATTCCCGTCCCTAACCCAATAGTCGGTTTCATTCAGCCCGGTTCCAGTACCGTACACATCGTGAATATCAACGTCTGGATACTGCCGTTCAAACTCTTTTTCAGGAATGTCGTCAAAGACAAATCCATAGCGAGCGTCGGAACCGTCCTTCTGCTTTATATCGCAATCCAAAAACACACTGAGTGCATCCCGCACCGGGGCAATCATTAGCTCCTGGTCGAATGAATCGTCATCGGTGTATTTCTGGATAACCCGCCAATAACCAATACCACCTTCAACTTGGCTTTCGGTAGACTCGTCATAAACGTTTTGCGCGCTGCTGATGTATTCGATATGCCGTATCAAGCCTTCATAAATTTGCGCGGCTTCGTAACTGGCCTCCTGCCCCATGGGTTTAATGTTGATGGAAGGCTTGTTCTGCCGGGCGTTGTTGGTAATCAGCTTGACGTATTGGCCGGTCTTATTGATCGTGAGTGCAGGACGTTTGTTCTTCTCTCGATCCTTCCTCATATCGTCCGGCCATTGCCAGCCGTTTACTGAGTCTCCGTTGGCAAACTTCACATCCAGAATGTAATTCCTACGAAAATCACCTTCCCAATCCTGGCAGCGTTTGAAACGGTCCTTAGCCTCTTGAACTATCTTCTCGTCCTCTGTCATACCCTCCAGAATATTATCGTCGGACCTCATTTATTGCATCCACGCCGTTGCCTCGTTGCCGGTCGAATATTCATCTTGATACTCTTCCTGCTTCGGAGGCTTATTGCCTTCCTTGATTTCTACGGCGTAGTACCTAAGCGAGTCGGCTGGATTCGAGGCCCAATTGTGCAAGGGTTCTTTAGTTCTAACGTGAGTTTCTGGATTGACCCCGTATTGGTAATGCTGAAGCCCAAGAACTCCATCGGCGGTATTACCTTCCGAGAAGTAAAGCCTAGGGAATAACTGACGAACTGCATTGATGCCATTAACGATTGAGACTTTGGGTGCGATCTTGACGATTTGGCCTGGGTAGATATCCCGCACTTGTCTTTCGATGGTCTTTGACGCTGCTTGGTGGTGGTTTTGCGCGTCATGGGGCAGGATGATTTGCTTTATGAGGTGTTTTCGTTTCTGTATTTCTTCGATGTAGTGGTCTATTCCAAATCCAGTATTTCCGTAGAAATCAATTGCGTGATGTTCCATGCCAATTTGCTGCATGAACCATAGCGCGCACATATCAGATCGTCCAAGATCAAAGCTGACGGTAACGCCTTTAGATTTGTCGTATCGGATGGATGGGCTAATGCGGCCTTCAGTAATGGCGGCATATAATTCCTTGGCATATATCGCTCCATCCAAACTGCGTCTGGTCTTGCCTTCCCAAACCGTCAGATAGTTATCATAGTCCTTGGATTTCATGTCCTCCAATTGCTTGCGGAGGATTTCAGGAAACCAGGGGTTATCTCTCCAATTGACCTCAGAAACCATCGTTCCAGTCGGAGGGTCAAGCACCCAACGCTTATAACTATCATCGCTGGCAAGATCAGGATTAAAGTCAATCCACACCTCAGACCCTTGCCCAAACGGCCCAAACGGGGGGTCGCGTCGTACAGTAGGAAGCAACGTATCCCATGTATGGTTTGAAACATGCACCGCTTCCGTTAGCCAGAATATATCAATGCCTTCCATTGATTTGATCGAGGTGATGTTATTTCTGACACCTACAAAGACTATTTCAGTGCCGTTCAACTTGCCTATTATTTTCTGTTCCTGGACTTCGTAATGATCGTCAAGCCCTAAATCAGAAACTTGCTCGCTTAGAAGCTTATGAACCGAATCCTTGATTGAGCGTTGGATTTCACGGCCACAGACCACAAACAGCTTTTTATGGGCACCCAGGCATAAGATAGCCCTAGCCATATCCCATGATTTAGAACCGCCGCGCCCGCCGTACATGACCTTGTAAGGCGCAGGCTGGAATAACGGGATTGCTTTCTCAGGAAACCAAACCATTCAATTGCTAATTGTCAACTACCGCAAACTTTGGTGTCTCAACCAACGTCAATTCCTTGATCTTCTCTTGGGCTTCTTCAAGCTGCCTGCTCAGTTCTGCATTGACGAACTGTAGTTCGCCAATGAGCATTTTAAGACGCTGTTCGAGGGTTTGGGTCATTATTACCTTCCGTTACGGCACACTGTTTGGCAGTTGAACGCACTGGCCCGAAGAATTGATGTAATTATTGTTGAGCATCGTTGTCCTGCTTTGCGTGGCTGACCCGGAGAAAATTGTGTTGTTGGGAAATACAGAACCATACGCGCCTACCGAACCATACCCGGCATAGCCATCATCAGCGTAAATTCTCCAGGGCGCATAATACCCACCGTTGGCAAAGTCGCATCCGATAAGATTAAGAGGACCGGATGCGTTGAAAATAATATATTTTCCGTCCGCGTTTAAGCCATTTGCTGCGAGGCGCGCACCACTAATGGTCACGGCCCATGCAAAAGTGCTTGCGGTCGTAAATGAAAGAAATCTGCCTGCTGCCTCACTCTGAGTTTCTGTTAAAAGAATATAATCGTCTATCCCCTGCAAATTAACGTCAATAGCGTTGTGAGAAAAATTTGTTCCCCTTGCGGTAAAGGAACCGTTCACCTGATTAATCCCATTGGTGCAATAGGAAAACGTGTTTCGATAAAGACTATGGCCTTTGGATTCTCCGAAGGTGTCGGCTAGATCAAACGCATTCGTGCAATTTGCAACATAGCAATGCTCGACGCTGTGCAGATCGCATCCGGTTATGGCCGTTTTAGATATTCTAATTCCCGAAGTTAGCGTTCCGCCAGAAGCAGGAGCAATACCAAGGTTCGATAATTGAACATTGTTAGAAATAGGATCATCAATATCAACTGCTGCTACACCCGGATATGACGACGAAAATGCCGTTATGTTCAAGTTGGCAATCTGCGTATCTCTGCAAGGGCTTAAATTCAGCCAAGCGTCCGTATTATTTCCCTTCCACAGAAGTCGGGTGTTCGGGTAACTGTTCAAACCTAAACTGCCGCCGATGCCGCAGCCGATAAAACTGCACCCATACGCGGTGCTGAAATCAAGAGGCGCGTTAAAGACATAACTGCCTAAGTCTAAAATTCCGGTTCCGTGGACAGCTTTAACGGCGGCTATGAAAGCGTTTAGCGCCGCTGTGTCATCTGTAGAGCCGTCACCCTTAGCGCCAAAATCGCGCTTAAGCTGAAATGTCGCATCTTTTTTCAAAAGTGCAACAGTCGGATGAATAGCGTCCGAGTTTGTAAAAATGCCAGCGGGAGAGGTCATCCGGCACTCACTGTAACAATGCCTAGATTACTCCATGCGTGACCGACAACGTGAGGGTCTGCTGTCGGCAAAGAAGACAAATCCACCTTCACTGGAAGTTTTACGGTCCCCCCCAAGGACTGAAAACTAAGTACATGGTCATAATCGCTGCCGCCATTGAAGGTTTGAAGCTTTGCGATATTGTTGGTCGCATCGGTCCAGAACAGCAGTTCAAACGTGCCGTGTAAATTGTCACCAAGTATGAACGACGAATTAGCACCGCCATCAACCCCGTTGCCAGTAAGCTTAAAAACAGGTGCACCAGAATTAAAGTTCCAATCACCTACGATATTGTACCCCAGAACAAACTGAAGACGAGTAGTGGCTGCTAAAAATATACCAGTCCCCGCCTCCCCAATAGTCACGGCTGGCGCGCTATACCCTCCAACGCCAGTGGAGATTACGCCAGAGAGAGCAAGTGACGTACCAGTCGCAACACCGATATTCGGCGTAACGAGTGTTGGCGAAGTAGTACCAACCAATGATCCCGTGCCGTTAGACGTTCCAGCCTGTAGCTTCGATCCATCGGAATAGAGATATTGATTTGCGGTGAACCCACTTGTTGCTGTTGAATTGGCCGTTAGCGTGCTAGAGCCCCCCCCTGATGTAGGCTGAATTGTCTGCGCCAACGCCATCGTTGCTGGAGCTACTAATGCAGCAGCCCCCAAGCCTAGCAGCAAATTGCGTTTTAACAACTCAGGTTTTTTAAGCATGGGGTGTTTCATTGCTGCGCCGCAAAGAATGCGTCCGTTGAGGTGCCAGTAATCGAAACCTGGTCTTGCAACACAGTACCCCCGACAGAACAATTAACTGCTTGACCGGCTGCCAACGCAACGGAGGTTCCTGTAGTGGCCGAAGCTATTGGGCCAAAAAACACATACATCGTATGCGTGCCATTATTCTGCACCGTACAGCTTGCCCGCTTCGGAGAGTTTGGATTGGTTGTTAAAGCCGTCCAGATTGATTGAAAAACCCCAGTTGAGGCAATCGTACCCGACGCATTTACGCTAACCACGGCATAAGGCTGGGTAATGACAGGCTGTTGTGCCTGCGCCGATGCCATGAAGGCAAACAAAAAAAGTACTATCAGATATTTCATGGATGCCTCAGATGGTTATGTATTTTCCGGCATTATTCGTAACAGGATTACCAAGATAAGTAATTACATTCGGAGGCAGCGGCGGTATAAGACCGTTTTCTATATAGCCGCCATACACCATAACAATTTGCAGATTTTCAAGTAATTCATCCGGTATGTTGTTAATCGTGCAGCCGGTAATGCCATTTGCCGATGCGGTTGATGCGTCTCTATCAATGGCAAATTGCAGATGGGAGTTATTTGCTAATGTTGCGTCCGGTCCATCCGAGATAATTATTGCCCAATAACCTAGGAGCGTATTCACCCCACCTTGACGTAAATCATAAACCCATAATGGGGTTAACAGTCTGGTTGGTGTATTTAAATATGGACCTATAACCGGATCAATAAACGCGGCTGTTTGGTTAGGAAACTTGAAAATATAATTGTATTGATCGGCCACATTCTAACCTCGAAAATATGGGCCGTCACCGGGGGGCAAGTGACGGCCCTAGTTAGACTAGCGGAGCTTGAACCACTTGGTTGAGGCTGCATTGTAGATAAACGTATAGCCCTGGGGCACGGTCGTGGATGCCGTCAGAACTGTGGGCGTCGTAACCGATAGCGTCGTACCGGCAGGAGCCGACACGGCCAGCGCGGTAATCGTGTAGTTGGAGCAAATTACATATTGCTCGCCGTCAATCGGGCTGGCTGGCAACGTGACATTTGCCGCAGTGATTGTGACTGTCGAGTTGTAACATACGCCACCGCTGGTATTGGTCGCACTGATATTTGCCGGGTTGGCAGAGCTAACCGATACAAACTGAATCGGTAGCGCGTTCAAGGCAGCCATCGGGATCAAGACGGTCTGCGGATTGGCACCGCTGGCCAGACCGGTATCAGCCGGGATTTTCTCAGTGCCCGTTAGAATAGTCGGGCCAGCCGGGACTTGGTTGGGACAACCGGTAATGGCACCGATAAGCGTACCGGTAGCTGACTGGGACGAACCAGCACAGTAGGTAGCGCCACCAACAATGGGATAATCCGGAAATAGACCGGCAGCGAAGGCTAGAGTTGACAATCCAATTGACCCTGCAATGGCAAGGCCAACTACGATACGTTTGTTCATCGTGTTGCTCCTAATTGCCGTCAGGGATCGCAGGCGACGGCTCGGCCTGCTGTTGATGACTGTTCGCCACCAATTCATGAATGGGGGATTTTCTATCTATCCGCTTTAGCTGCTGATAGTAAACTTCAGCCTCTTTATCGTCATGAAAAGCCAGATCAATCAGGATAGCTTTCTGTATTAACGTGGCATCCGTAGCATCGGTGACTAAAGCTTTACGGTTTTCAATTTGTGCTGCGTTAAGCCAGCCTTGGTCATTCGAGGCTAGAGCTAGATTTGAGATTAAACCGGCTGAAGCTAAACGGTTGCGCCAGTCCAATGGATAGAACTGATTGGCTAGCCTGAACTGCTCAACCCTGTCCTTCGGAGGCAATGTGAGATTGAAGCCTTGTGCGTAATGCCAGTCGGACAGGTTCAAACAAACTGCGTATAGGCAGCCCATTCCTAGCAGCATGACCAAGCACAAGCGCCCCAATAAACGCCGTAACAGGTTCATGTGAGGGAAACGCAAAGCACCCGATAGCAATAAACCCAGCCATGACAGAACGCGAAGCAATATCCGCAGTTCTAAAGGCAATGGCGACCATAGCCGCGTATAGGCATAGTCCGACTGCACCGAGTTCAAACCAGATTTCCAGTAGTTCATTGTGGGGGTGATCGACAACGTTGGACGCGCCGTCGAATGAATGGGTGAGGAAGGGGAATAGATACCTGAAAGAACCAATGCCATGCCCGAATAGCGTTAGCCCTTTAATCGTGTCGGTCCACATATCCAGTCGCATATCGACTGTGAGCGGCCTTAGCATGGTCGATATGAGAACTGCACAGATGCTCAATAACGCAAGCAATAAAGTCCACGTTCTTGAGCGTGACCACATCCAGGCGAGCAAACCGGCCCCTAATCCTACCAAGGCTCCGCGTGCGTTTGGGATTATTATTGCCGGTAGTAGTCCTGGTATCGTCCACCATAGCCTGTAGCTAATGCAGCCTATCGCCGTTAGTGCCGCTGCTTCCGCGAGCATATTACGATTACCAAGTAGCCCTTCATGGCTTATCTCGATTATCGGATGTAGTTCCTTCAGCGGGCTTATCAGGATCAGACTGCTTAGGGTAAGCCCCAATGCCAAACCAAGAAACGTTGGGCGTAGTGTCGGGAGCCGCGCGCCAAGAACGAATGTTACCGCTACGATCAACAACTGAATTGTCGAGTTGTACCCGTCTAAAAGGTTTGGCGTCCAGGTGAGAGATAGTACGGCCCATGCCAGAAATACTATGCCTGCAAGGTGTAAGGGGGTGCAATGCTTAGGTGATCGAAACCAGATTGCTATTGGTAGAGCTAAAGCTAACAAGGCCCAACGTGGATTAGTAGCGGCGGAATAGGAATATGGGTTGAAGCAAATGGCTAGGAGAAAGCCGAGGATCATTTAGAACTAATCAAAAGCAGTAGGCTTATGCTTATAATTTTCAGTAAATTTTTTACCACCAAAACTATACCTATTTTTACTTGTTTGAACTAATCCATTATGAAACTCAGTACCATTCCCATATTTCCCCTGCTCGACCTTCGGCTTATGCCCTTCCCTATGCGCCTCGCTACCGTGGCCCTCTTTGTCTTTAGCCATTTTAATCTCCTAATCAGTACCCCGGTCCAACAGCATACCAGCAATTATCATCATAATGGCAATCACCGCCGTCACACAAATCATTATGATAAGGATAACCACTAATCCACATCGCTGTTCGGTGGCGCAACCCGGTGCATGACTATCCTAACCGATAACAGCAATAGCCCAATGAGGATAGCGGCACAGGATAGGCCAATAATAAGGCTGCTCATTCCCCAGGTCTTTTAAATTCAATCGTTAGCTTATGCGCTATTGGCTTGTCGGCGTTGCCTGTTATCTCAGTCGAGGTTAAATCAGATATTGATTTCTTAAGTAGAATGTTGGCGGCCTGTATTTGGCTGGAAGTCATAAGTTCATTATCGGATAACGCATGATCTTCCAACCTCTTAACGAGCAGGGTTGCTTGTATTTTAGCTCTTACCCAATCGGGGTTCCACTGCTGTTTACGGGCCGCCATTTTCTATTTACGGCCTTGGACGTCCAGATGAATACGTCTGCCCGGCTGGATTGTTAACATTGCCACGGGCGGGGTTGTTTACTCCCGGCTGATTGGATGCAGTACCGGTCGGAGCATAGGATGGCGTCGAGGTTGGCTGATTGCCTGGGACGTAGTTTGGCAGCTTCAGTAAGTTTGAAGCTGGCACTTGATGGTTTTCAGGATTATCCCTAGCATCGCTATATGCGAAATAAGCCGAAAGATGCTGTGCAATCAAGGTCTTGCTGTCCTGCGTCAAGGAGTTGTCGGCCTGTATTGCGGCGAGATAGTCACTTAGATGGTTTGTCGTGTAAGCCATTGTGTTTCTCCCTTTAGCCGGTCAGGCTGGCTTTAAAGTGTCTGGTGAAGGTCCAGTTGTCGTATATTTTACGGATGACCGTATCGGTCTGAATATCGTAATCCGATACCAGCCAGTCGCCTACAATGGGGCCTTCGGGGTTTTTGCGGTTTGCAACCAGCGGAGAAAGCAGAAGATCGGCCTTCGGGATTTCGTAACTCTCGCGGTGCACCGTGGTGATTACCACTTTTTCTGTTTTATCCACTGCAACCGGTTCATCCTTGGCGCGCACATAATCCGGGTCGGGCGCATTTGGATTTTCTTTCCGCCTAGCTTCGTTATCCGCAAGGCGCTTATCCCGGGCTTCTTGGTTTTCGCCTGAAGGCGCTACATCTTCAGGCACCAATGGATATGAAATTGTTGAAATCTGTTCCGCTCTTAGCTTGTTAAAGACGCGCATGGGCTGTCCTCTATTTTGGATTAAGCTGTAACGGAAACACGGCTAAGGACGATTAGTTCCTACTTGCGGTGGCAATCGTGGTATTCGGTGCCGTTGCTGTAGTTTCCCATTTCATGCTTTGGTTCATGCAGGGTTTCCTTGGCGTGCTTGCCCATTTCAGCGTCCTTGCGAGTGCCGGATTCGCGCTCGGCCTGTTTTTCAGTTTCCCGTTTCATGGTAGCTCCTGAATTTTGGGTGAGTTTGCCATGCGGGTGCAAGCACCGGCACAATGGATGGTATATCCTAATCCCTGTTTTACCATATTTGTCAACTCAAACCGTAATTAAGGCCCCAGGATTTAGCAGACGTTTCAATTCCTCGAATGATTTGGCCCATTTCTGTTTTGTAAATTTTGGTTCCTTAAGATCAAATTCGCCAGCTAATTCACGCTGTTTTATATCCTCGATAATAAATGCGGGGATTTCAACCGGTATCCATAGGTTAGTAATAAAATCTATGACGCCATCAGTATCCCTTATGGCAGCTAGGTTATCGTCGGATATTTCAAAATTGATGAATAAATAGCGGCTGAATATGAAGAATGTGCGGATTTCCTGTTTTCTGGCGTGGCGGACTGTCTTTCGACCGGCAGGGCAATAGCATTTATAGCCTTTGGCAGATAAACCTCGAAGGGCTAAGGATTCCTGATTTATTCCGACAATTGCGACGTACCAAGCCATTTTCTAATCCTTCTTCCTTGCTCTCTCGGATAGCCTCTTTAGACTGTCTATATGTGACTGTGACTGTGGTGGCATTTGCCAGACATTTGAGCCTTCATACTTTCTATGTTTAGACCACGCTCCCTTTAGGCCAGCTAACGCCCTCTTTTCACTAATGTTTTTAGCTTTTGTTAGCTCTTTATCCATGCGCTTATGACGCCATTTATTGTCAAAAAACTCTGCCATAATGTGGCAATTGCCAGACCATTCTTCTGGTGTCATTTTGGCAATTGCCATAAGCTGCTGTGGATCGGTCGGGAGGCCATCATGCACCCAATAATGAAAAAGCATCATCAGGTAGGAACCATGATTTGATCGGGATAGATGAGCCGTATTTGCTAGGTAATCGCCTATATAAAACGGCATCCAGGGATGCTTCATTGTCCCTCCTTTAAGGGAATAGGTGCCGGTCCTGTAAAGGCAGACAAACGGGGAGCTACCCCGACCCGGCTAATAGTTTAGTCTAGCACGATTTGCGCCATTCCGCCAAATCTTGCTCTAACCGGTCCTTTAGCCATAATACCTGCTGGCATAGGTCTGGATCGGCTTTCATGCGCTTTTCAGTTTGTTTGCAGGCAAACATCAAAGTGGTATGGTCCCGGCCTCCAAAGAGTCTGGCCAAGTCGGGGTAGCTTTTCAACGTCAATGTCTTGGAAAGAAATATCGCAACGTGCCTGGGGATAACTATGTAGCGGGATCGTCTGGCTGAATCAATATCGTTTAATGAAACCAAAAACTCCTTACAAACCAATGACTTAATGTGTCTTATGAATGTGGACGGCCATTTGTTGGCGCGGGAGGTATTAGAATCCACGAATAGCCAATCCCGAATTACCGGCTCAGGTTCAGGAATAGGTTCAATAGGGCGAGGAAATTCAATAATAGTGGGTCTGGATAACTGCCTGAAGGCCCTAACCTTTAATGCCGCTTCCCGTACCTGCTCCGCTGTTTTGCAATGGTCGGGTTGATGTTCCATAAACGACATGGCTAGACCTCATTGTGCAGATTTTTGTATGGTAGGGGCACCAGCTAGTATCTTCGACGGCTGGCTGGCCGCAGAACGTAAAATTGGATTCCCCATGGGGGTATTTGCAAAATCCCGTTTCGGGAAGTTCCCAAAAGGTCAGGCCAAGGAAGTCTGGCTCGATTTGGGGAGGTTCGGAGACAGGCTTTGGTTTGGCTAACCAATAGACCTGGGAGGCCCGCTTGCGCGTTTCTGAGGTTCTAGGATGCTTTCCCACCATAACAGAATCAAATTGCCACCCACGGCGATTTGCAGCCCCAAGGCAGGCATTGCGGGTTAGTGGTAGTCCGGTAATGCCAGAAATGTGGCAAGCCGTCTGAGAGGACGACATTTTCTTGTCAATGCAGGCTTTCAGAACAGCCACATTGTTGGGATCGTCCCAAACCGATTTAGGGGGCATAAGGCCTCCAAATAATACATCGGTATTGAAATAAGCCCGATTTTCCAATGCGGCGGCGATCTATCTCGTGGGAACCATATTTTGGCTTTCGAAGATCGCGCAGGCGGGCGCTACAAGCCGCTTCCGATCCACCGGCATATTCAGCTATATCCGCCAGCGAGTACCATCTGCCGTCTTTCATGCGATGATAAACCCGCAATAGCTGACCGGTCAGGCGGCTATAATCAAATTCCGGCTGGTAGGTAGAACCGCCAAATGAAGGGTCTAGTTGCTCCGAAATTCTGCTCATAGCGGTTCCCATAAACATGGTTAACAAACGTGGTTAACGGACGAAATTACAACTAAAAGATGCACTTATTGCACCGCGTTAGCTTCCTGGATGACCTCAAGGTGGCGACGGATAAGCAACTCAACGTATTTGCTTTTACTTCGATCCGAAGCGTCCGCCGCTTCTGATAGCCTGAGGAAAAGATCGGCTGGCAAAACCACCGATAAAAACTTATTGTCGGATTTCTTGGGTTTCGGGTTGACTTTCATAATTATTCATATAAATTGGCAATCACGATTTGTCAACCGGAAAATCTCATGTCCATATTCAAATCCTTCGCCTTAGCAGCCGACCGCCAGATCGAGCGCAACCGGGAAAACTCTTACCTTGAGTTCTTCCTTACGCAGCGACGCCTGCTCGATCAATCCGAATATGAAATGCTCTCGCCAGAACAGCAGCAGACATACGATGCGACGGTTAAGAAGCTTTGGGCACATTGGGAACGCGAAGAAAACGAAAATGAAGTAGATCGCCTTCGTGAAGAAGATCGCAAAGACCTAGCAGAAAATGGATTTTGGGGATGACCATTAGATCAGCCGCGCAGTTGTTTGGCGAGGTATGCGCCCTCGCGCTGGTAGTCTGCTCACTGACTGGAATCCTGGTTGCCTATCTGCTGCTGACGGGAACGATGCCATGATTACCGCCCTCAAAATCTGGATGCTTCTCAATATGGCCTTCCTCGCATGGAGATTAACCGCATGAACACATCCGACATCATCACATGGCGCAATGAAAGCACCCGCAAGATTGCCCTGACGGCAATTGAGCAAAAAGCCCGCTGGGTCAAAGAGGACGCAACCGATCTAGGGCGCTACGTCCGTATGCTATCTGAACTGCCGGAATGGGAAACCAATGCAGAAGACGTGGCCGAGAAGGCCGAACTGGCACTGACTGAGGCCCTATTGGCCGTCAAGCTGGCAAGGTCTGAGTTGAGCAAGAAGAGGCCGACATGACGAAGGAAATGTACATCGAAGCCCACGAACAGCTTATTGAGGAATATCTTGAAAAGCATCCAGAAGCCACATGGGACCAAGCCTATGAGCTATTGGCTGACAAAGCCTATGACAGATACCGCGATAACTTTGCAGACCTAGTGGATCAAGCTAGGCAACGAAAGAAAGACGAACAACTCTAACTCAACAGGACTCACCATGAACATCAACGATGCCTTCCCTTCCAAATACCTGAAAGCCTCCGATCTCCAAGGCCGCCCGGCCAACGTCACTATTTCAAATGTCGTCTATGAGGACATCGGCAAGGGCGAGGAAAAACCAATTTTGCATTTTCAGGGAAAACAAAAAGGAATGGTTCTAAATAAAACCAACGGCAACAATATCGCGGCTATCTATGGACCTGAAACCGAAGATTGGGTTGGACAACCTATCGTTCTTTTCGAGGCTATGGTGGACTTTCAGGGCAAGACCGTTCCTGCCTTGCGGGTTAGGGCACCCCAGCCGAAGGATCGGCCAGTCAGGCAAGCACCGCCGCCGCAAGCTTTGGCACCCTCCTACCCGCCGAATGATATGGACGAAGCCCCCTTCTGAGGAAATCCAAATGGATCATGCAGCCTTGATAGCCGACTTCTGCAATCTCAAAAATATCCAAGGGCGCAAAGTAGTGCAATTGGTATTTGAGATACCGATAGAACAAGCTGAAAAGGCTTGCATGATCCTAGGTTGGCCGAATGCCGTTGAACCTAAGAAATGCGCCATAGCCATACTGAATGAGGATGCAGGTGCGAACGGAGTTTAGCCAGAAGGTCAAAGCCGCAGCAGCGATGCGAGCGAACGGCCATTGCGAGAACTGCACGCGACGACTGATAACCGGGGATTTTCACTATGACCATGATATTCCTGACGGTCTTACTGGTCAGCCCACTTTGGATAATTGCCGCCTGCTGTGTCGCTCATGTCATTCATCAAAGACCAAAACAGACGTTCAGCGTATCGCTAAAGCCAAGCGAAATTTCAATAATTCGCATGGAATTAGGAAGGTCAGAAAAATCACAGGATGGCGCAAGTTCAACGGTGAGATAGTTCGCGCAAGCAGGGCGCGGTGACAACGAGACTGGGAGCCTGACATGGCAACTAAACAATTCGAGGCAGTCCTGGCGGACTACGAACATGACCACCATCCGCTAAAATGCGATGCTTGTGGGCGTTTCATCCCCTGGAATGACCTATACGAAGGCCATGCTGTGAGACATTTTCTCACTCCTGATAGTCAATTCACAAGTGAAGAATACGAAACGCTTTGCGCGAAGCATAAGTGAACCGCGATATCTACGGAATAGGGAGGCTGATATGCCGACAATTGAGGCTCTTCACCAATACCGCAATGAACTCGAAAATGAGAAATTCGATACGCGCCTAAAATTGGAAGAAATCCTCAGCTTGATCGAGGACGCGAGTGGCGCATTGGGGGTCCGAAAGAACTTTCGGCATAACGATATAACAAACGATTTCACAGGTTCTGAGGACGACGAGAACGCAATTGATAGTGCCATCGCTGATCTGGCGAGAGCCATCAAGTTGCTAAAGCCAATCGCGGGATACTGACGATCACTATTACGGAAATATGGAGGCTGACTTGGCAAAACTTACCGACGAATTTCCTGGGTGTGGCTGCCCATGTTGCGCGGTGGCAGAGGATTGGGTGAAGGAACGTAACGACGAGATCGAGCGGCTGCGAACGCGCAACCGTGAATTAGAAGCCGACATGCTTACGTTGGCACGCCAGCACATCAGTCAATAGAGGCCGCCATGCCGAGAGGTTTTCCGCTGCAAGACGAAGGGCCTGGAATGAAGCAGATGTTCAACGATCTGGCCGTTGAGCAGGAGATCGAGACCGAAACAGATGCAGAGCGGAAGGTCAGATGGGACCGGCAGAATCCGGTTCTGGCCCTGATGCTGGCGTCGTCGTGCTTCGGTCAAGAGGTCTGCAAGTTTCCGCCATGCGCCTGCGCTCAGTCGCTAATCGACGCGATAGACCGCTCGGACAAAATGCGAGATGCGCTTAAAAAGATCGAGAGCATGTTTGAGGAAGCCAATTTTGGCTCGACACTTTTGAAGCCAAATTACGGCTACTACGATGTGCTGAAAGTTGCACGCCACGGTTTGAAGGAATAGGCCGCCATAACGTGTCGATAGCGCGGCTGGATATAAAGGAGCGACCCAATGCCAGCACTGATGTTCTGCATAGCGGTGCTGCTTGTTTTCTTTGCCCCGTTCATTCTCGGAGGCTGGTAATGAACTGCGAGCAGGCCGTAGCCATTATACTGTGGTGCCCGATTATCCTCGGACTGGTCGCCCTATGGGTTCGTAGATGCCTTCGTTACTGCAACTAGGACCACAAGGTAAAGGAACGGTTATGCAGCCTCCGTGTGAAAGACCCGTTGCCCGCGCGAGCGATCATCCGCGCTATCCGAGCGGCTGGTGTGTTGCTTGCGGCGCTGCGCCGGAAAAAGGTTGTATCCGTGGTGGCCCAACCGAACAATATCCAGAACGCGCTTGCTGCAAGGATGATGAATCCTGTTGCGACTTTGTGTGCGGCAACTGAGACAATATATAGGAGCGATTTTGAGCCGAGTTGAAACCATAGGCAATGGCGTCACCCTCTACCTGGGCGACTGCCGGGAGATATTGCCTACGCTCGGCAAGGTCGATGCCGTGGTCACAGACCCTCCGTATGGGATTGGCTTTGAGTATCTTAGTTACGAAGATACGCGAGAAAATCTGCGGCAATTGATTGCTGATGTAATGCCTCTACTAAAAGCAGATCGCATCTGCGTTCTTTCCGGAATTGGTCAGGTTCATTTGTATCCTGAAACATCTTGGATTGCGTCAATAGACTGGAACACTACAGGCTCATACGGCTATTTTGGCTATACCCAATGGATGCCGTTGCTTCTTTACGGGAAGGACCTTGGCGGCATTGGTTCCATCAACGGAGTTCTCAAAAGCGACAAAATAAGTATCAAGGGCGGTGGGGGCGTCGGCTTTCAAAGAGATGGAGAAAAGAAAGATCACCCATGTCCGAAGCCGGAAAACATTATGCATAAAATTGTGGTCAGATTTACCACACCCAACAGTATAGTTTTGGACCCGTTTATGGGCAGCGGCACTACTGGCGTTGCCGCTGTGAAGATCGGTCGCCAGTTCATCGGCATCGAGATCGAGGAAAAGTATTTCGACATTGCCTGCCGCCGGATCGAGGAAGCGGTGCGGCAGCCGGACATGTTCATCGAGAAGCCGAAGGCTGCTGTTCAAATAGACCTGTTAGCGAAATAGGAGCCGAGGAATGCGACGCATCTGTATATGGTTTGACAAATCAAATCTTCGTCGGTGCGAAGTCGGGTGGAAGCACGAAAACTGGCTGGTATGGTTTTCAATCTTCGGCCTTAGCGGCGGCATTATTCCGAAACACTAGGAACCGAACATGGAATGGTTCACGGAGCCGGTATGGCTAGGCAACTACATCATCGCCAGATGGGCATCTCTGGCGTTCGTCGGCGGCACGATAGTCGTGGCCGTTGTCACTTCCATCATTGCCATCGGTTTAATCGTTGCAATGATTAAATGGCTGGTTAATCCGACCGCCAAACCGGGCAAGCAATAGGGAGCCGATCATGCGTGAAGTAAAATTGAAATTAGGCTGGCTTGCGCGCGATGTTGCGAAGGCTGCGGCGAGAGTTGCGGAATGGGAAATGCGCGAGCCGATGAATTGGGTTATCGAAGTTGATAGCGTCATGCAGTGGTCAATCGTTTGCCATTGCGGCTCGCAAGACGAAGCGGAGAGTCGGGCGCGGTACTTCCGGCCCATGCAGTGCTTCTCCGGTCGTGAGCTTCGTGTGCGTAAACAGTCACAATAATTAGGAGGATTTTGCATGGCTGACCTAAAGAAGATTGATGTGAAGGGTGTGGAGAAGTGGCGCGAGTACGATTTTGGTGGTCGTATCTATCGGATTGACAATCCAGTTTCGATTGAATTTCGGTCCGACAGTACGACGCATCGCGTAACCGACACTGCCGGTGTTGTTCACTGCGTTCCGGCTCCCGGTCACATGGGATGCGTCCTGCGATGGGAAGGCGCAGTCATAGCCTAATGCGGATCGTGCCACTTGAACTGAAAGACCTGAACGTGCTGGTCGCGTCTCTACATCGGCATCATAAGCCAGTGCAGGGGCATAGGTTCTCGATTGGCTGCGAGCATGAAGGTAAGATCGTCGGCGGCGTTTCAGTCGGTCGCCCTACGGCTCGTATGACCGATCAGCGCAAGGTCTTAGAAGTAACTCGTCTGGTAACGGACGGGACGAAGAACGCCTGCTCGATCTTATACGCCGCTGCCGCTCGCGTCGGGAAAGAACTCGGATACGAACGTATTCAAACTTTTGTTCTTGAGACTGAGCCTGGAATTTCTCTTCGAGCCGCTGGTTGGGCATTCGATGGTGAGAGTGGCGGCGGCGATTGGACGAGAGCATCAAAACCAAACCGCCGACAAGATCAACCGCAATGCCCGAAGCATCGATACGTAAAGACGTTGAATATATAGGAGCGACCATGACCCGCCTAACATCAGAGGAATGGTATCTTCGGCAACGGATTGAGAAACTAATCCGTAAAATGGCGGATGGTTCAATCAGCGATGATGAGCGACAGCAGCTTCAAGATTTGCAAAAACAGCGGGTCAGGTTAATGACGTCCGAAATGCTGAGAGATATATAGGAAACGAACATCGCTATTCGGAAGCCACCGCACATGACCGAGGACACAATGGCAGACTTAAGCGACTACGCACGTAACCGCGCAAAGGAAATATTGACGCCATTCGCTGCCGAGACGGAGCGCACTGGTGGCGTGTCCTATGGTGGAATGAGAAACGCTATTGCCGCAGAGATCGACCGCCTCTCCCAGCCCAGCACACAACTTTTGGAAAAGATTGACCTCTATCCCAGAACGCCGCAGGGCGGCATTCACGTTTCCAGTGATGAGTGGGATGCAATTATGGGCTTACGGGGTGACGCAAATACGGTGGCAGCCTCGCCGTCTACGCCATCTAGTCCGCAAGCCGTGCCAGCGGACCCCGTAAGACACGCATCAGATTGCGCGGTTCACAATGAACCTGCAATGCCAAATGGGCCATGTGATTGTGGCGCGGCAGCAGCGGATCAAGCGAGAACAGCTAAACTCCTCGACGCTTTCGCCCGCGCCTTAGCCGCAAGCAAGCAACAGAAGTGAACAGCGCAATGCAGCGGATAGGGCAGCTTGGTTGACTGTAACAATTCGTGATTACGCGGTTATTGCGTATATGCGGAAACTGCGTATTATGAGGCCATCGTAACCGATGGAGAGAAACATGGAACATACGATATACGTTGAGCGCGAAAAACTGACGGACGGCTCCGAGGTCTTTAATGTTCGCTTGGGCGACACATTATTGCACGCCACGGACGAAAACGAGGCTTGCACATTGGCCGAAATGATCGCGGAAGGCATTAACAAAAAGACCGTTGACGCCGCCGAGGTCCACTACGGATGACCCCATCCCAATACAAATCTGCCATTGAAACCCTCGGCCTCTCGCAAGAGAGAGCCGGGGATTGGCTTGGGGTAGGCAGGCGCACGTCTCAGGGATGGGCGATAGGCGAATATCCGGTGCCAGAGCCGGTTGCCAAATTATTGCGGCTAATGGTGCGGCTCAAATTATCACCAGAGGACGTGAAGTAACCCGCCATATCATCACAACTGGGAGGCTGACATGCCAACCGTAGAAGAATGGCATAAAATGTATTTGATGGTCGATCTAAGATCAGCGCGCGCCGAGATC